CCTTGTGAAGCAGATGTCATTGCTGATACTGCGGTAGCGGTAACATTGGAAAGTATGTCTGGGTTGAGTCCTTGCTGTGCATCGCTCACACCTGTTCTTTTAGCTTGTACACTATCTAAATACTCAAGCATAGGAAATGATTGACTAGCACTAGACTGAACGGGCATAGGTACTAACGCATTAGGATTCTTAATTCTAATTACACCACCTGCTGTGGATGTTAGTAAGTCATCAAGGTTTACTTGTCCTTCTACGGCACCTACACGGTAGTTGTTAGTTAAATATAAGTTATCTAGCATTTGTCTAGTAACGGTTGATTTAATGAGTTGCAGGTCAAGAGCTCTGTCTGCTAATGATTGTCCAAAGAATTTATGTGGGGTAGGAATTGGGCATACACTATGGAATGGAACGTACTCACATTCTTCGTGCATAAGCACTTGGTTATCTGCATAACATACTCTGTGTAAACTAGCTATACCTTCTTTATCTAAATCTGTTCTGACGTAACATTCATAATACTCAACCAACTCCATAGATTCATCATCACTATTGTTACTAAAGAATGGTTCCTCCCCTCTGCTAAATCGTGCGATTCTTTCTGGAGTGTAATCTAATGTATTCCCTGTAGATAATTCTGCTACCACATCCTTATCGTAGCCCATAACAATTAAATCACTACGAGTGACTAAACTTCTTTGTGCAACAAAAGTAGCATCCTCTATAGTCGTAGCACGCTTATCTATTAAGAACTCTTCTGGAGCAACATTTTCTATCTTCACTCTTGAGAAGTCTTTAGTGCGTTTACATTTAACATTGTAGTAGGTGTTAACAATAGGCGGTACTTCTACCATCAAAGGCATGCCCATCTCATCAACCATAGGTTGTCCAGACATAGGGTCCATAGGTGGTTGACCAGTAGCTGGGTCTATAATGGGCTCTGGGTCTTGTTCTATTACTTCTTCTACTACTTCCTGCGAGACTATCTCTACTTCTTCGTCCTGCATAATGAGTGCAAGCTCATCTTCTGTTAGGTTTTCATAGGTCTCTTTAGTAACGTCTTTCTTATCATTCCAGTAAGCTTTTACTATGCCAACCTTTTGTAAGAGTGCGTCTTTAAACCAGTCGTGCATAATTTCAAAACCGTTATTGTCTTTATAGAATATATGATTAACAAAGGTTGTTATCTGTTCAGCTAAAGGACCATCGCCTTTATTCACTGGCTCAAACTCTACTGCTTTAGATGAGGTAGTAAACACCTTCATAATCTGTGGTAAGGCACCGTCTACTACTTCAGCGACTTCACCTGTTACAATCTGTGAACGACCTTCTACTTCATTACCATAAGGCTCTCTTAAGTAATACTCCAGAGCTACTTGTCTTTCTAGGCTGGTATCTGTTGATATAAATCCTAACGAATCATGAATTTGAGATTCAATAATATTGACTAATATTCTATTATCGTCATCATCAACCTTCATACTTTTTTTGTTATATGCCATTTATACTATCCATTTGGTGTTTGTCTTTAGTGGTTTGCTCCATGACTCCATAGGCGACTCGTCTAGTCCTGCCGCCAAATAACGGAACGCATCACTTGCGTGAGATGCCCAGTCATGAAATGGTCTGTCATGAAATACATTTCGTTTTTCATCAAACACTCTACGATAGTTCCGTAGTGCATCTAATCCTACCTTTGTTTTATCTGTATCAAACCAGCATCGTGGTAATATCCTTCTCGCTGCTTGTATACCATCCATGATAGTTAATTTGCTAGCAACCGTAATGTTGAGTCCAGCTTCTTCTAACATTTCTTTTCTTGACTTTCCTGTACCTAACTCTCTTACTGCAACATCGTGTGGCAGTATATGTGTAGCGTACATATAGTCATGTTCTCGTAACCAATTCACATAGTAGTCCAGACCTACACCATGGTTCTCTGTAAAGTCTATCAGTCTTATTTCTTTATTCACTGTCTGGGCAACCCAGATACTAGTAGAATCTGACATGCCTAAATCCCAGCCCGTATAGGTTTTAGCCAGTTCGTCTTTAGGGATATCAATAATCTGATTTTTCTCATCAAGGGTGTTAATGAGAGATGAATAATAGGCACCCTCTACAGGAGCGTTGAAACTACATTCAAACTCTTGTTGGTACTTATCTTCACCCATTTCCGCTTTAGCGGATAATAATTCATTAGCATCTACAATACCTGTGTCAGAGGACTTGAACTCTAATAGTTCCCAGCCATCTTTTCTGTACCCTCTATCTCGTAAGTCTTTAAAGTGGTTCTGACCTTTAGGTGTACCCATAGCTACGCAGTAGCCAATTCTGTCTGCTAGAGCTGGACGTACAATTTCTGTAAATAATGTCGGGTTAATGTTACCTATTTCGTCTAGTACACAGCCATCTAAATAGATACCACGCAAACTATCAGGGTTATCTGCACCATATAAACTAATACGCTTACCCATGAAGTCTACTCGTAGTTCAGCAATGTTCGCTTTACCACCGAGAGGTCTGGTGTATTCTAGTAGGTAATCCCAAGCTATTCGTTTAGATTGGTTATATGTTGGAGCGATATAAGCAAATCGTGGGTTAGGTTTCTCACAGTTTAATGCACTATGTATCAGCTGATTAATAGCACAGACTGTCTTACCCATACGCCTATGTGCTACTACCACTACAAACCTGTTGTTCTTAACTAATTCATGTATCTGCTTTTGTGGTGGTCTTGCTATATAGCCTGTTGATATTTTTTTCTGCATCTTATTGTAACTCTCTTACGAGGTCGTTACCCTGTTGTTAAATTATTCTGTAGTCATACAATGCCATGTATTTTCTCAACAGCACGAATGAGACCTGTTAAATCTGATTCATGGTATTGCATCAGCCTTACTATTTCATCTTGGCTTAAAGCCATTTTATATAAGCTACCATTCTTCATTCTATGAATATGTTTTTCTTTTGTAATGGTTAGTAATTTATTCATTTAACGCCTTCCATTACACGCAATCCTGTGTGGATTCAATCCATCTACGCAATGCTTCCACTGGCTCTGGTGGTGCCACTGGTTCTGTAAGACCTTTTGGGTCTAGTTCAGATGTATTCTCCACGTTGTATCCTTATAAATCCTAGGTTAATTAAGAAGTACTCTACTGGCAATTCTCTGCCGTTTACGGTTAAGGTGTCTGCATATAGCTCAACACCAAAATTGAAGCCACAATAGAAATGTACAGACCACACAGCTATCTCCTTCTACCTAACATACGGTCAAATAACTGGTCATCACGCAGTTGTAATTGCTCACCATTCATCTGTTGTGCTCTTATTAATTGTTGCTGTCTCATAGCTCGTTCTCTAGCTATTGCTTCTTCTTGGGACATAGGGGTATAAGGGGCTGTCATGCCGTCTACAGAGCCAGGGTTAGGTACCCTACCTTCTGTGGCATAAAAGCCTTCAGGGGCAGGTTGTGTCATTCCTCCATCCATTTGCTGAAAGTATGCCATTTCATTATTGGAGACGTTGCCAAATTGTTTGGGTATTAAAGCATCTGCAGCGGCTTGGAATCGCTGTACCTCATTATTAGACACATTACCCAGAGCTCCTCCTGCATTGCTATTCTGTATCATGCGTATTATTTCTTGTATCGTTGCCATAAGCTTCCTTAATAAACCTAAAATTAATCCTGCAAAAAATTTGGAAATGGGGTTTGTTAATCTATTCCAGTTATTACTTTGATGTTGATAGGGGCACCCCCTTCTCCAGTTAGCTCTGTGGTATTCTTTTCACTCCATTGAGCTCGTGTCTTTAACCAGAACAACATAGCTTGCGTATCACCTTGCCTAGCCTTCTCGTACAATGTACCAGCGATGATAGCGTTAGATTCAATCCTACCTTTGAGTAGTTCTTTGCGATAATACTTTGCGAGAGTGTCTTCTGACATATTGAGTAGAAGGGCGATATCTTCGTGCCTAGTACCTACTCTACTTAATTCATAAACCTCCAATTGGGTGGTCGCTAAAATAAGGTGACGGGGTCTTCCCCGCTTCCTTTTTACGCTACTTTCCTGCGAGCCACTGATACCAAGGGATTCAGAGCCTTCACTAGATTCATCTGTGGATAAGTCTGTGGATAACTCTACCCTATCGGTTGTAGTTGTGTTAATTGTTGTCATTACTACCTACTCATTATTAATTGATTGTGTATAACTTGTTGATAACATGTGTATAGCTGCTGTTGTATAGAGCTTGTATATACAGTGTATAGAGCTTGTATATACCGTAAATAAGAGTGCTTATAAACGCCCCTAATAAGACAATATTACCTGACATCTAATTATGGTTGATGCTACCCATTCCATTGTGTATAACCTACTGATAACACTAGCTTAATGAGTGTTGTATATACAGTGTATATACGTTGTATAGAGGGTGTATATACTAGATAAGATAAGATAAGAGAAGATAAGATAAAAGCGTTTAGCAATGGCTATCATTTAATTCATTCATAAGCCGTTTTAAGCGATTATAATATCTTTTGATACTATCCTACCAGATTGGTATTAAAAGCTCACCATGAGCCTTGTAGATGCCTTCATGAGCCTGTATATCACTATTTCCCCAATATAACACCGCTTAATATAGCCATACAATATCAATAGATTGATTTTAAAGCCGTTTAAGCCATTCATTTAATTGTTGAGGGGTTGATACTTAATAGATTTTTAAAGCGTTTATACGGCGCTTATATACCCTTTATGAATGTTTAATCTCATATTCAGGATATAGTTATGCATTTGAAGCCCGATTATAACATCTGACTAATTACTAGCCAATCAATATCATATGTTTCAGGCAATAAAAAAGCCTCAATTAAGAGGCTTGATTATCCTATGGTGATTATTTTAATTATTTAGTCTTAATGGGGATGAACCGCCACCATCATGATTTAGCAATATTTCTTTTAATGTCATTTTCATTTTTACACCCCTTTTAAATAATTAGTTGATTCTGTGAAAGTCCAGTTCAGGCTAGAATCAAAATGATTAATAATGTAATGCCTTGCATCATATTGGCTATCTGCTTTAAAAATCTTTATAGCGTCTTTACTATCGTTATATTGAGCAATTCCTATCGCAATATATTTATTCATTATTTTACCCCTTTTAAATATTGTTTAAATAGCTTCTTACATTCTTTGATTGAATAGTAAAAATATAATTGATGAAAATATTGATTGTTTTTTATATCTGATATTGTTATTGAACCATTATAATTTTTAGTAATTGTCATTTTATACCCCTATTTAATTAAACTTACCTAATAAACAATCGCGTAATGTTTTCATTTCACTTGACCAATCTTGACCACAACAATATGTAACGGGATAACTAGTATTATCTTTATCAAAAGTCACTCGACCATATATTCCATGGCTTGACCATAAACTCAATGGTAATTCAACTAACCTTCTTATCGTTTCTTTCGTGTTTTTTCTGCAACCGCTAGTTATCATTTTAACAAAATAATCTTTCTCGATAGTGTTTAAATTATCTGGAACGTTAAAATCTTCCCGTCCTGATTCTGCTTTATAAATTCTATTTCTTAAGTTATCTTCCATTATTTTGCCCCTTTTAAATAATTATCTATTTGTCTGCATATAACATTGTATTGTCTATCTGATATAGATAATGGCAGTTGCAACGTTAGACCTTTATCTAAATTACTTTTAATTTCTTTTAATTCTGTTGTATTTAATAACATTTTGTTACCCCTTTTTTATTCATACCAAAATTGATATATGTAAACAGTAATTGATTAAATTAAGATTGTCAACTAAATATAATAAAATAAATAAACAATTAAACTTATCACGGTGATAATTAAAACTTATCATCAAAAAAAATGAGGGCGATTAAGCCCCCAATAAAACTATCAACCTAAAAAGTATAAAGATTGATAATTTTTGCTAAAAAATTCCTATTTAAAAAAAAATAATTAATAGAAAAAAAGTAGATAAAAATAAAATAAGAAAAAAATAATTAATAGAAAAAATAAAAATATCATAATAAAGAAAAAATATTAAGAAAAATAATCGTTAAAAAAATACCTAAAAATAATCCTATTAAAAAATAATTCCTTCTTTTTTTCTTTTCTACTAAAAAACTATCCCATTTATTTAACATAAAAATCTCCCTATTAATTATTAATTAATTTATTACTAGCTATGGCTAACACTTCCTCGAGAAACTCATCGAGTTGTTCTAGTGCCTCACCAAAGGTGTTGTACTCCGCACCCTCCCATGCCGTTACCCATCCATCTGCGATGGTATTCATTTGTAAGTGATACATTACGCGCGTAGTCTTTGGCGCAGTTTCCCCTTTGGACACCCCCTTGCGTCTCCAGCCGAAGGGGGGTGACAAGTTGTCCCCACCCTTCAGTCGTACTGGTGTAGCGTGGGTATCTATTAACAAATCTTCCTTATCCAAAGTGGCAATCTTTACCACATTCAGTACAAATGTTTTGGTCAAATAAATCCATAAGTTTACCCATTACTCGTCCTCCTCTATGTATAGTCCGTTTGCGTCCATAAGGTCTTCAGCGTCTACATCAATGGTTGAATCTTGCTCTTTAAGCCAAGTCATTGTATCCATTAGTTGTTTCTCTTGACCTACATAAACGTCTAATACTTCCCAACCTAGTTCTATCATGCGGTCTTTCAAGTGTCGGTCGTGCCTCTCCATAAACTCATGACATTGCTCGTCTGTCCACCCGGGTGCTAGGTACTTGATGTCGTCAATGTTCCAACGTGTCATGCCATACCATACCTCTTCTTCTGCTTGCTTGTCGTTGCTTGGTGTTCCTGTCATCATCCCTCGTACTCCCATTTGTTTGTTGATGTATCCCATATGCCAACGTATTCATACGAATCCTCAACATACTGCTCTGGTAGTTCAACATTTTGCAATTTATTTTCTATGTCCTCGTTGCTCATGCTGTCAGGGAATTCATATTCTAGCCGTACTGTTATTGTCCCTAGTTTCATTATTGATTCTCCTTTGAGTATACTTTTAGTAGCCTCTTTTCTTCAAAGAAACGTTCATCTACTAATCGATACACTTCCATTACTAGAGCATTACCTATTAATTCAGG